CAGCGCGATTATTAACGCGCAAACCAACCAGGTCTCGTTTACCCACGGCCCGATCGGCAACCAAATCTCCATTTTTTGTAAATCCGTGCAATTGCTCAATCCCAGCGATTCAGAAAAAGACGGAATCCAAATGCTTGGCATGGATTTTAATATATTGCCGACCGGAACCGGCAGCAACGATATAAACATCATTTTACAATAGGTTTTTTATGGCGCTGGTCATTGGTAAAAAAGAATCACGTATCATCCCGGTGGAAGCTAAAGAGCCCTTGGATGGCGATAAAGTTACACTGCATAAATTTGATGTTGAATTTGAAATCATCCCGCGTGACCTCTGGTCGTCAATGTCCGAGCGCTGGGAAGAGCTTGCCCAGCAACTAAGGGCCAGCCCCGATGCAATGACGGGCGATGATAGCAAAGAAGCGCGTGAACCGATCTGGAAAATAGCCAAGCCGTATATACGGGCTATCGGCCCGCTGTTGGACGATAAAAAACAGCCCATGGAGTTCACGCCCGAACTGCTCGACGCCATTCTTGCCGAACCCTGGCTGCAACAGCCTATTGCGGATGCTTTTATGTGCGTCCAGCTAGGACTTACCAATGCAGACTACCGGAAAACCCGCTTAAAAAACTGACTGCGGCGGGCTATTATTGGGTAACGTCTACTGAAAAACCGATGCCCTATGCCCCTAACAAGCCGCTCTCTGATACGGAATTTTTCGGCGTACCCAGCCTGGCAAAGAGTGTCGAAAACCAACACGCTGGCAAACCGGATTGGTTCGTGGAATGGCTAGCCGAGAAACCGGGAACGACTGATTTTATCGTCTGGTTTGATGCCTGGGCAGCGATTGGCCTGTTTGCCACGCTGCAAACACAATGGCGCACCGGCTATGAAGGCGTGACCGGACTGGATTACACCGCTGTTATTGCGGTTATTTCTCTTAACTGCCAACGAAAATCGGAACAAATGGCCTTGCTGGTTGACATACAGGCTCTCGAGCACGGCGCCCTAACCGGTATCAATGAGCAGCGCGAACAAGCCGCCAACGAGACAACAGGAAAAAAATAATGGCAGCACCTATTGTACTGGGCATTACTATCCACGCCGATGGCAGTTCTCAAGTAACCGGTGAGCTGCACCGGATTCAGGCCGCCGTTAGCCAGACCGGAGCAGCCGCACAAACCACCTCACGCCAATTTTCCGAACTCGCAAATGGGCAACGGGAAGTTACATCAGCAACCAACGCCAGCGCCTCAGCATTCAACAGGTTTGGTATATCAGCCGCCGCCATGGCGGGTACTGTTGCCGGTATTGGTATGGCTATGTTGGGTAAAAGTATTATATCAACTACTGAGACGTTACAAAATCTTGAAGTCCGTATGCGGAGCCTCACCAAGGGCACCGATGATTACACACAAGCAACGGCCTATCTGGCAGAGGTATCCAACCGACACCATAAGGATTTAATCGGCTTAACGGATTCTTTTAGCCGGTTATTGACGATAGAGCAAACGGGGATTATATCCCGTCAACAAAGTGCGGCCATTCTTGAAGGATTAAGCAACGCACAGAGCCGAACGGGGGCAAGTTCAGAACAATTAGGGCAATCAATGGTGGGGCTTACCCAGGCATTAAGCTCTGGCACGCTACAATGGGAGGAAATGAAACAGGTCACTGAGCCTATTCCTGGACTAATGGTGAAAATTGCAGAAGCCGCAGGCTACACCGGACAATCAGCCGTAGGGGATTTTAAAAACGTCGTGGCAGCAGGCCAAGTCACTTCTGAAATGTTTGGACGTATCCTGGTCGGTTCATTGGCACAATATCAAGGCGCGGCTGAAGATGCTGGAAGCACGTTAACGGCAAAATATTCAGATATTCAAAACGCCTGGACAAATTTAGTTAAAGTGATAGAAACCCCTGTCGCTGATGTCTTAACCCCTGTTTTAACAGGTATTGCTATAGCCGTGGAAGATTTAGGACTTGCCGTCGGCTCATTAATGGCGAAATGGCGTCAATTAACAGGTCTGATAAAGTCAGGCGGAGCAGGTGATAATGGACAAGCAATAGACTTGACCGGACGCGCAAAGCCCCCCGGCTATACAGACGCTAGCAGCGCTACAAAACAAACGACAGCTACAGCGGATGCGCTTGAAATTAGAAAACAGATAGAAGCCAACGCCACAACACACACTAAAGCTGCTGGCGCTCATCATGCCGCCTCAAAGGTACACAGTGCAGCGGCTAAAGCTATTTCAGACGCAGCACGGGAAGAAGCGCAAGCCGTTAAAAGCCTGCAATCCGCTTATGAAAGCCAAGTTGCCTCGCTATTGGAAGCCAAAGCCACTCAAGCGGACACCAGCGCTACGGCGGCGATGGAATACAAAGTACAGACGGGCGCGCTTAAGGCTCTGTCGGAAGAAAAAAAGCTGTATTTATTGCAACTGACCGCTGAAAACCAAAACAACGAAAAGGACGCCAAAGCCAAAAAGACCCAAGCCGACGCGCTGGCCGCCCTGGTCAGCCAATACAACCAACTCACCTTATCGGCACGGGACTATTATCGACTCACATTAACCGCGAGCGGCATAGCGCCCAACCAGCAAGCGCCCATCATGGCGCAGTATGATAAGAATGCCGCCAAAACATCCGAAACAGCCAGCATTGCCAAGGATGCCGCCTTAGACCAGGCCAAGGTAAAAACCAGCGACTTGGGCGCTATCACCTCAGGCGTTTTTGATGGCGCATTAGGGGGAATCAATGCCATGGCCGGGGCTTTTGACCTGATGGTTAATTCCATTGTCGCAAATACTGCTGCCCTGGCCGAAAATGCCAGGATGCAGAAATTAAACGAAGCTAACCCCAAGGCCATTGATTACCAGAAAAACAAAATTAAGCTGTCGAATGATGAAGCCACGCTTGAAAAAGGCAACTTAAATTCAACGCTGACCGGGATGCGGCAAATTTCAGCAGGCGCGGCAACTATGTTTGACCAGCGCAGTAGCGCCGCCAAAGCCTTTAACGCGCTGTCTGAAGTCTTGGCCGTTGCTCAGATGGCAATGAGCGTGAAAGCTATGGCCGTCGATTATGCGAAAGCAGGAACCGGCGTTATGGCGGGCGCAGCGGAGATGTTCGCTCAATCCGGCTGGGCAGGCTTCGCAGGGGTGGCGGCTATGTTGGCGGTAATGGCAAGCCTTGGGTTTTCCAGTAGCGGAAGCAGTGGGGGCGCTATGACGGAAGCGCAAAAAGCAGCGACAGCTGGCGGGGGAACCTCGCTTGGCGATCCGCTTAAGCTATCGGAAAGCATCAATAATTCACTGACCCTGTTAAACGACATTAATGCGGCGCAGTACCGTGAATTGATTGGCATTAATAACGGCATTAAAGACCTCTCAAACGCCATTACCAAAACCATAACCGATATTTTCAAAACGGGTGGTCTGACCAGTATATCCATTACAGGCGGTACACAGTTTAACGGCATAGGCGCTTCGCTGAGTAAAGTATCTAACTCGCTGGATATGCTATCTATGAAAATACCCTTGATTGGCGGCTGGATTCAAAAAATAACTGATTCCATCATCGGCGGGCTGTTTGGCACGACAACCAAGGCTGTAATCGCTACGGGAATTGCAACCAGCGGTATTAATGTGGGGGCATTGCTGGATGGAACCACCTTGCAATCTTTTCAAGCAGACGTTATTTCGACCATAACGAAAAGCTGGTTTTCTAAAAAAACCAGTTATTCATTGCAGCTTTCAAAACTGGGCGATGATATTGCCAGTTCTTTAAACGCCGTCCTGCATAGCGCCGTTTCAACCATGATGGGCGTTGCCCAGGAACTTGGCGGGGGGATGGAGCAAAAGTTACGCGCTTATATGATACCGTCCATATCAGTCGATTTAAAAGGCTTGAGTGGCGAAGACGCCGCAAAGAAATTGAACAATGTGATTAGCGCGGCGTTGGATAATATGGCCGCCAGCGTATTCGGAAGCTTGGTGGGTAAATACCAGCAACTTGGCGAAGGCATGTTGGAGACCGCTGTACGGGTTGTCGCAGAGGTCGCCATCGTCAAAGACGCCTTCTCAGTGTCACGGCAAACCATTGGCCGTGATGCCTTGGCGATTGCCGATGGCATTGTGCAATTCGTGGGTGGGCTCAAAGAGTTCCAGGACCAGTTTGGCGTCTATCTCGATAAGTTTAATGGCGACCGTGAGAAAGTAATCAGGCAGCATAAACAACTGGCCGACCAGATGAAAAGCGTCGACCTGGCCTTGCCAAAAACCCGCGAAGGCTACCGGCTATTGCTAGAGTCATTGGACATGACCAACCACGCCAATATTGAGCGCTATGCCATGCTCATTAAATTAAGCACGGCTGCCGATGCGTATTATTCAGCGCAAGCCAGCCTTGCCAAGTTCAGAAAGGATCAGGAAATAGCGCTGATGGAAGCGCAAGGCCGTACTTTGGCGGCATTAAATGCCAAGCGCCAACAGGAAATTGACGCCCTCGACAAACGCTACCAATGGCAACAAAAGCTCATCAACGCGACACAAGATGTCAGCGATGCTTATGCCAAGGCTGAAAGCGTATTGACCAGCATTAAAACCCAGTTTGACGGCATTGCCGATAAATTAAAGGCGTTCAGGATTTCGTTAAGCCTTGGGGCCTTGTCGGCCTTGCCCAAGCCTGTGCAGTATGCCCAAGCACTCGGCCTGTTTAATGAAAATATCGCTAAAATAGCCTTGGGGTTAGGAACGACAGTCGACAGCCAGAACCGTTATGCTAAATCACTGGAGGCCCTGGAAGGCAACACCACCGCACTTTTAACCGCGTCCATGGCGCATTCAGCCACGGCGGTAGACTATGCAAGGGACTATGCCAAGGCCATGGCGGCGGTCAGCAATGCGGAAACCGGGGCTAAAGCTGTTAGTACCGATGCGCAGAAGCAGTTAACCGAATTAAAATCTTCAGTAAAAGGCTTGATAGCCATCAATAAATCGGTGTTATCCGTCCATGATGCCGTTAAAGGCGTACAGGCCGCCATTGTCGTGCTGGTTGGCGTGCAGGCCGGTAAAGCCGCCGCTGATGCCGCGCAAAGAGCCGCCGATGCCAACCAGGGCTATAAAGTTTCTGAGGGGCATATGCCCCCGCCAACCCCGCCTGTTGGGGATGAACCCTATGCCTGGATTGCCATGTGGCAACAACGGATTGCACAATATAGGGCTGGGGTTATACCCCAAGCCATGCTCATGGCGTTATATAATGCTGAAACAGCCAAAGGCCGGCATGATGTCGATACCTTATGGAATGGCGGCAGGCTGCAAGGCTATGAAAAAGGCGTTAATTACGTCCCCAAAGACATGCAGGCCAATATCCACGAAGGGGAGCGGATCATCCCGGCGGCGGATAATAAGTTGCTGATGGCGCGGCTGATGGAACCGCCTGAAACCAACACAGCCAGCTTGGCCTTGCTCGAAGAAATCAGGGCGTTAAGGGCGGAGGTTAACTATCTTCGTGATGATGTCAGGCGGGGGGATGCCGCCAATGCCAGCGCCACCAAGGAAACCACCCGGCAACTCAAACAATGGGATATTGACGGCATGCCCGCCACCACCGTATGAAATTTATCAAACCCGTCCCGATTATAGAAACCGGTGCCTTTACCCGTGCTACAACCGGCGCGTGGTTTGACGAGTTCGGTGTTTTACAAACCGCCGCTATAAATACAGTGCGCAGCTCATATGAGCCTGAAGTTAGACTGTTATTGGAACCTTCGGCCACCAACCTGTTCACGTACAGTGAAGATGTTAGTCACTGGAATTCTAACGCAACGCTGGGCACAGCACATACGGCCCATGGACTAACGTTAGCGCTAGTCTCAGATACCGACACTTCAGCATCGAGCAATATTAATAAATCAGTAACCATCCCCAATAATAGCGACACTTATATCGCTTCACTATTTTTAAAACAGTCAGGGACTGACAATCTAACAAGAATTGACTTATGTTTCCTAAGCGGCACTACTCCGATATATAGATATATCACTATCGATTTCATTGCTAAAAAAGCGTATCAAGTAAACCCCTTAATAAACTATTCGTTAAGAGAAATAACCCCGGGCCTGTTTCGTCTTGAGGCAAGTATTACTAACAACAGCACAGGCAACACGGTTTTGCGTGTTACTGTCTACCCTAGCCAGTTATCCGTCACGCAAACGGCTTCTGTTTATGCCGGTGGCGCTCAGGTTGAGCTTGGGAATTACACCACCTCGTATATAAAAACCATGTCCGCTGCCGTGACCCGCTACGCCGACATCAACACCACCATGATGCTAGGGTCGGTGACTGAACCTTACGGGACTGAAGTAGTCTGGAACGCGGCAACCGCCTATACCGTCGGCATGCAATGCATCCTGACAGCCACCCATAAAATTTATGAATGCGCGATTGCCAATACCAACTTTATCCCGTCATCGAACATCACCGGCACCTCGCCGAAATGGTTCGTGGTGGGCGCAACCAACCGATGGCGCGTTTTCGATGAGGTGTATGGATCAACCTCAGACATACCCAGCGTCCTCGGCTTTATCATAACCCCGTATGTCGCTGCCGATAGCCTGGCTTTATTGAATATCAAAGCCGATACCGTCACCGTCGTGGTAACGGACGTAGGCCCGGTTGTGACCTTGGTTAAAACCTTCGTTTTAACGGGGTTAAGCGACTTTATCATCAGTGACCTCGGGATGACAGCGACCAGTTCAATCACGATTCAATTAAGGGTTGCAACCGGCAATGTCAGGCTAGGAAAGTTAGTTCTCGGCTCAAAATTTGAGCTGGGTACTACGCAATACGGTGTTAAAACCGGTATCAACGATTACTCAACAAAAACCATTGATGCCTGGGGCGGTACTACCATCGTCAAGCGCCGCTACTCCAAGCGGCAAAACGTCAACCTCGTTATCGATAACGCCCGGGTTGACCTGGTCTACAATACCCTGGCCGCGTACCGGTCTACGCCTCTGGTATGGATCGGCGCGGATAATCTTTATTCCATGATGATCCAGTACGGGTATTATCAGAGCTTTGAAATTGATGTCCAATATTATTTAGAAAGTTACTGCACGTTGGAAATTACAGGATTGACCTAAATGAAAAGAATAATTATTGAATACACCCCCCCCGAGGCAAACCAAGCGGGTATTTTTCACCTGCCGCAAAGCGCCATTGCGATTCAGTACGAGGGTAAACTCTACATAGATTATATCGTTGACAGTGCCACAGAATCACCGGCAGGCGCGTACTATATAGGCGAGATGTTAGCTGATGGTAGCGTCGTCGATACCGTCGGCAATGCCAGCGAATTTCCGCATGTTTTCGCAGGCTGGGACCGAAAAACCCCGGACGCTGAACTCATGGCAGCCGTATCGATTACGCCCCGCCAGGCACGGTTGATCTTGTTGGAACATGGTTTTTTAGATGCCGTTGAGGCGATGGTTGCCCAGCAACCGGAATCCGTCAGGATTCAATGGGAATACGCCATCGATATAAAGCGCAATGACCCTTTAGTTTGCGCGTTACTTGAAGGCATGGGACAAACACCGGAGCAAATAGACACGCTGTTTATGCTCGCTAAAACCTTGTAACGCCATGCAAGAAACCTCAGACCCTAGCACCTGGCCAGTAGTCACCTGGGTCATCGCCTTAAGCATGGCCTTAAGCGGTGGCTTGATCAACTGGCTTGGAAACAGCAAGTCCATCAAGGACGGGCACTTTAAAATATTCGAGTTGTTTGGTGAACTCTTCACCTCTGGCTTTGTTGGTGTGGGTATTTTTATGCTCACCGATTCAGTAGGACAACCCATGGGTGTGAGTGCCGCCTGTGCTGGAATCGGGGGACATATGGCGACACGTTTCCTGTTCCTGGTTGAGCGTATTATCGAGTCCAGATTGTTGAAGGCCAGTGTTGATGTTGAGAAAGACGATGTCAAAACAAACTTGCTAGATAAGTGATAAAACAAGCCTTGGAATACGGACGCCTGGCGCGTCCTTTTTTTTGCCTGAAATATAGCAAAGTAAAATTATAACTATTTATATGTGAACCACTCCTGAGCCATTTATGGGTTCAAATCATGACTACCAATGGTTAATCATGATTTAATAATTCTAACAATATCAATATACTATGTTTTAACTGATTGATTAATATTGACGTGCGCGGCTCTCCGGAGGCCGAGGTCAGAAGTTCGAATCTTCTAGGGCGCACCATTAAATCAAGCAGTTATATGTCGAATCACAAAATACCCGAGGATTTTGAGCCATTGATGAACCACTCAGAAAAATGGACAGGTTTTTTTGAAGGGGTTATATTTTTCCTAAAATAATAAAAATAGGTTTAAAAATGGCTCGAATTGTAAAGCGGGGCGAGTCTTGGTATTGTCAAATCCGACGAAAAGGCCACAAGTCTATCGGGCGCACCTTCAATACCAAAGTAGATGCTGAACGCTGGTCACTTAAAATTGAATCCGATATGGGTATTGGTATCTACCAAGACAACCGTGAAACCCTATCCACTTCCCTTGCCGAATGCCTTGACCGCTACGCGTCTGAAATATTGCCCCTTAAAAAGGGAGCGAATCGGGAAAAATACCGAATTGTGTTATGGAAAAAGCATCGTCTGGCAAGCAAGGGCATTGGCACCATACGACAGGTTGATGCAGCGCAATGGCGGGACGAACGGCTGGCCGAAGGTATCAGCGGAAGCACGGTTAAAAAAGACCTGGCTTTCCTGTCCCATGTGTTCACTATTGCTATAAAGGAATGGGGGATGCCACTGATTAATCCGGTTGCCATGATACGGCTACCTAAACCCAATAGCTCACGGGATCGGCGCTTATACGAAGGCGAGGAACAACTGATATTAAATAATTGCTCCGCAGAATTAAAAGCCTATGTCACGCTAGCCATTGAAACCGCGATGCGGCGCGGGGAGCTGGTTGGACTTCAGCGTAAATGGATCAGGGGAAAAGTGGCTTATTTACCGGAAACGAAAGGGGGGGTATCGCGTGACGTACCCTTATCAACCGAGGCGCTTAAAGCGATTAACAGCTTGCCACTTCGGTTGGATGGCCGATTGTTTGAGTTTCAGGCTGACCATTACAGCAAGGCGTTTTTAAAAGCATGTCGTAAAGCGGGTATTACGGGGTTGAATCTTCATGACTTACGCCATGAGGCACTTTCAAGGATGGCCGAGAAAGGGCTTTCTATTCTGGAATTAAAAGCTATTGGTGGCCATAAGACCGTTGAAATGCTGTCTAAATATGTGCGGTTGAATCCAGACGATCTAGCTAACAAGCTGGGTGGCCGTCCACGTTTCTTTCCTGAAGCCAGCATAGCGCCATCACCGAGCTTTTCAGACCATTCGACCAATTCAGAATGCCGCCATAGAACCCGAGTACCTACACGCACGGGCTTAGGGAATCTTCCCTCGATCACCAGACGGTTAATCGTGCTGATACTGAGCGATACCGCCGAGACTGTTTCTTCTTTATCAAGCAATATTTTAAGCATAGTCTAAATAACCGCTTCTTCAAAAATGTCGGTCTGTGGGTTGTTTTCCAGGCGTTTATTCTTTTAAACTACCGAACATATCAATCTGATTACCCTTGCCAAAATTAGCCACCAGCGCCATCAGCGCGTTGTGCATTTCCGGTTCCACTCGTACAATGCCATCCTTGCTGTAGCCTTGTAAGTAAGCCCAACCCTTTTCAGTAATAAATTTTTTATAGACGGGTTTATAGTCGATTTCTATTCTAACCAAGTCTAATACTTCCATCTTTTTAAAAAACTTATGGGCTTCAAGAGGACTTCCGCCGATGACGCTGGAAATACAATTAGGGTCTTTAGGGATAGAGGTTTTTAGTTTGGCTTGTAGTTCTTCGAGTTGGGCGTGTTCTTCGGTAACTTTTTTATCGTAGGTTTGAATGACTTCATGGTGGAACTCTACGCTTAACCAAATCGCGTAACTGTATACCAAATCTTTGACCGCATACGTACCTGAAAACTCACCACCCTTAATTATTTCGATAGGCTGGATGCCCACACCAAAGTGAGAATTTACACCGTTAATTTCTAAAAAATCGACATACTTTTGAGCTGTTTTTGTCCTTAGCCAATCGGTCGGTCTATCACTTTCATCAGCCAATCCCATTTTTTTAGCGGCGTTATACAAGTCGGTAAGACTATAGCGGTTATCGGCATCGACGTTGATGGTTATGCCGTGTATTTGTATTGCGTCATTCATACATTTATCCACTGTTCATAAAAATCAATCATACGAATATCCCCTGTTTAACAGCGCCGGTCTAAAATTAAGAATCCACCATTTTTTATACCCGGAATAAACAAACGGCTCGGCTTTTCTCTGGATGCAGTACACATCGTCTTCCGATTTTGAATAAACCGGCTGGCTGACAATTTTAAGCCGCTTTTGACGTTCTTCCGCGTCCCTATAGCCACAATGCTTGATTGGGTTGGTTGCAACCCAGGCCATAAACTCGGCTTTGTCATAGGCCTTGATTTGTCGCCCTGTATTTTTATTTAGCACAAACACGCATGGAGTCGGTATGCGTCCCGCCTTAGCCATTTTTGAAATGGTTCCATGCGCCACGCCCAAAGCAATGGCGGCTTCTTTGGTGGTTATGTACATGGCGATGTCTATCAACCTCTCAAATCCAGCTTTCTATCACGCTGCGATGGTCATTTTCTGAACGATTTATTCTAACAAGCTCATGGTCTGAGTAGTTTTGAATCTTTCCCCGCAAGTCCTCAAGCCCTGAAGCTCTCAAAATACTTTTTGTCGGCTGGTCAAGTTCAAACATTCTTGCCACATACTCATTCGGAAAATCTTTAGGGCTAAAGTAGATTGTCCATATTTCTAATTTTGGTATTTCCATATCAATCCCTCAAAAAATCCAGCTTATCATCCAGCAATTGCCTGAACTTAGCCTGATCGTGATCCGACATGATTTCAATTTGATCAATCAAGGCCTGTTTTTCATTGCAGGATTCAATCTCAAACGCCCAGTTTTTATCAACCGGCCTGGCTTCTTTCTTCAAAGCCGCTTGGCGTTTGGTAAACGCGTTCTTGGCGGTCTTACCGGCTTCGTTGTCCAGTTCGGCCATGGCGATATGTACCAGCTCCAGCTCCTCAACGGTTTTAGCCTCGCCAATCGCGGCCAGCACTTTACCTAGAGCGTAAGGATCAGGTTTTTGTGGTGTTTGTAATGGCTCAACGAACGGCAGTTCATCATCAGGAATGGAATAGATTTCGCCGGTTT